CGTTTGTTGTTCGACAACTTCCACATCGCCGAAAAAATTACTTATATCCATATTGATACCCTTTATATCTATATATTAATTAACCTGGATCGTAAGAATCATAATCAGATAAGTATTTGATTAAATCCTCACAATCCGCCTGCATTGAAATAAGCCAATGTAATCCGTCAGTAGGTAAAGAGTTGTCCTCTGGATTAATAGAATCTATGTGTTTATTCAAGATCATATCAAACAGTTTTAAGGTTCTCTTTACTCTTTCAACTTCTCCTAATTGGCTCATTTCAACATTTCCTCTCTTATGGTTGCCCACTCAAAAGGCATCTCACTAGGCAAGCCATATCTATTCTTGGCCATATAACCAGGTGCTTGCTCAGTAAAAATAGTTCTGTCGCCAGCAACAGTCTTGGTAGTCATACCCATCTTGCCTTTGACTTGTACAGTTCCAACTTTGTAGTTGGCAAAAAAGACTGCATCGCTATGTTCTACCAATAAGTCAGCAGCTTTACGATGTAGTTTGATTTCATGTCGATCATGCGGATCATTAGATGGGTCTTCATATCTGCGAATCTGATTGTGTGCAATCTGTATCACAGTCATAGACTTTTCATCCCTGAGTCTGTTAAGAACTTCAACATACTCTTTCCACTTATCAAGAGCTGCAACATAGCCTTTACCATATGCAGGTGTATCTATTTGCGCCCAACCATTTTCATTACAGACATGATCCCATAACAAAGTTTCTAACCAGTCTAATGAATCAATACAGGCAACACGAAATTCGTGATCTTCTGTCAATAAAGAAGTTAGATTGCTCATAAACTCTTCATAACTTTTGGCTACTGGAAAGTGATCGCACTCAATCTTTCCGATACCATCTTCAGATTGTACAATTACACATTTATCCATGCTTGCGGCAAATGATGTTTTACCAATACCGCCTGGGCCATAACATATAAGCCTTGGTGGTTTTACTTTACCTTTCTTTTGAATTGCAGCTAATGACATTACACACCTCCCTTAGTGTTATGCACTAGATGATGTAGTGCGTTAATTTTTTCATCAACAATGCTATTAAAAAAAGCATCGTTAGTAGCTTGTAATCTAAGTGTAGCTGACACTTTCTGATACAAGGGGTCTATAGTCGGAGTTATATCCTCTTCGTATAGGGTATATTCCTTATCGTCTATGTTGTAAGACAAGACGGGTTCTTTCTTTGGTTTAACCATATTTCTCTCCAAGAGTAGTTTTATAAGTATCACAATCTGCTTTAGCATTACAAAATCTGCAATGATCTCCCGCAGCATATTGTGGGTTTTCTTCGTCACAAGCATCAGTTGCTTGTTTCAAATCGTTGTAGCCCCAATCAACCAGATTGGTAGCTGAAATCTCATATGTTCTTATAGGGCCATCTTTATGCCAACCGCGTGGTTGTACAATGGTCAGCTCCATGGTGGTATTCTCATCCCCATACCGCGCGAGCGCACCCAAACCATAAATCATTAACTGCTTATTCCTTTCGACATCGACACCCCACTTACCAGACTTTAAATCTATAACAGCGATGCGATCTTCACCAATTAAAATTGTGTCAGCAGTACCAAAACACTTTGTGGATATCTCATCCATAAAGACTTTTTCTTCTATCAACATCTTAGCGTTGAGTTCTTCCTTTCTTTTATGAATGTACTCTACATAAGTTTCCGCGCACGCAATCATATCCTCATCAACTTCTATCTCAAAGTCTTCGACCACCTGAACTTTACCTAACCAATAATCACGCAAGGTCATGTCCTTGAGTCTGCCTTTTAATAACATCTCGCACATCTCATGGATAAGTGTTCCTGTAGCCGCAGGGATGCCTACCTTATATTCTGCTGAATAGTTTAGGTACGCGCTCGCTGGGCATTTAAACCAGCGATCTGAAGATGAAGGACTAAATATTGCGTGAGCCATTGGAAACGTATGAGCTTTCTTCTAATTGCTTGATCTCTGATAGATCATAAAGAATTTTACCGCCAATCTTATAATAGTTAGGGCCTCCGCCTTTGCGCCTTAAATTTGATAGCGCGTGTGGATTTTTGCCCCACCTTTTAGCTAGTTGCTTAGTGTCTATAAAGACTCTATCGGTGTCTGTCATTTCCTAATACTCCCTTTTTGTTTTTGAATGTTGTTAAATTTACACTAATGTTATATAATATGCAAATATATTTATAAAAAAGGAGAAGAATATGAGTATAGATAATGTAACCCCAGAGGAATGGGATCAAGCAATTGATATGCTTGCGATCAATAACCAGGTAGGTGGCAATCATTATAAAGGCAATGGCATACAACCCATTGAGTATATTTACGCAAATGGATTGTCATGGTCGATGGGTAATGTATTGAAGCTTATTACCAGAGATAAGGTTGATAAGGTTGAAGACTTACTTAAAGCCAAGCATTACATTGACCTTGAACTACAGCTTGTACATGGTGTAGACGGAGAGGGTAATAAATTAGGCCAATACTCTAAGGAGGTAAAGGTCTAGGAGTAAAGCAATGAACTTGTTTGATTTTGAAGATCCAGTTCTAAATGAGAGGAACAACAATACGCCTGTTTATGTAAACAGATACATTGCGCGTTCCTTGATAGATGTAGCTGGATTGGAAAATAAAGATCCTCAAGCTTTAGCGGAGTATTTTCTGCAATTAGGAATTAACTCCGTTAAGCATTACAAGGATCAAGAAGTTGTATTTGATATTAAGAATCTTTAATTAAGATCTTTTAATATGTCTTTGATGTTTTTAACAGCATCATTGTTCTTCATGTGTTCATCAACGATGGTTAGTTGAGCTTGGTCTAAGGGTTTGGAAAAGACCACATTTCTGTGCGGTACTGCTACAAACGCAAACACATCTATCTCATTATTTTTATATTGTCTGTGTTTTGCGTGTTGGCCTTTACGCATATCAAACCGCCAATTACCTCTGCACTCTTCTATTGCAGATTGCGTTTTAACCTGGCACTTATACAACTTTAGGTTGTGTTCAAAGATGATGTCTGCGGATGCGTTGTGTGGAACGATGGTTACTGTATCAGAAACCAAAGAGAGTATTGCTGCTGCGAAATATTCACCAAAACGACCAACTCGTTCTGTTGCTTGGGGCATGGGTTACTGCGGTGGTGATGATTCCTGTGCTTGTTCTGTAACTAATGGAACTGCAGGCTGTACTGCTATTGCGCTCGCTGGAACATCTGGTAGTTGTGGAATCGAGTCTAAAAATCTTTTTACTAACTCTGCTTTTTTTTCTTTACCAGCTTTACCAATATCTTTTAATAATCCTCTATTGAATGGTTGTGATAAAAATTGATTTAATAAACGCAAGAAACCAAAGCCCGCAAAAGCTCCAACCCCACCACCTGCACTGATTCCTGTTGTACCAATCAATGCTGTTGGCCCTAATGATTGAGCAGATCTCAACAGTCCTGATCTTAGAATAAATGTATTTACATCTGGCAAAGCTTCAGGGAATTGTTTTAAAACATCTAAAAACTCAAAAAGATTATCTGCATTGGTGTATCTATAATCTTTTAATAATTCTTGTGTGGCTGCATATCTTTTGCTTTTTAAATTATCAAAACCCAATTCATTGTACAGCTTACCAAAATCTCTTTTTTCGGTTTTTAAATATTTAGTAAAAATATCATCAAGATAATTTCCAGCCAATTCATTAACTTGTCTAACACCAATAAGATTTTTCAATTCTTTAACTGCTTCGGGTGATTTTGCATCACCAAATGTTTTATAATATAAATCTTCTACTCTTTGTGATGGCGGTCTGCCAACACCAGGTCTTAATGCACCTCTTCCTAATGCTTTTTGGAACTCTTTACCTGTTTTTCCTTCAACAACTGACATATATTCTTTAAACAATCTATCTCCAGCCGCCATAAGTCTTCCAGCTTTATCATTTGGATTTCTTAAATCTTGTTTTAATGTGTCCTGTAATGCTGTTACAGCTTTATAAGCATATTGATTTTTTGCTTCACCTTTAGCTGGATCATATTTTTTAGATAAATCTCTTAATTTATCGTCTAACGATTTTATATCGTCAAAAGATAATTTTGGCTGAACTTGCTGTACGCCTCTTCTTGTCATGGCAAAATCTGATCTAAATACTCTTAGTTCTCCCAAAAGATCCAAAAGCTCTTGTGGCGCTTCTTCAAATCTTCTTCTTGGATAAACCCTGCTTGAAGTTTTTGCAAGATTAGACATATCAAAGTATTTACCTTTTGCTTTATTAAGTTGCTCTGCTTGCCTATAAACAGATTTATATGTATTTCTCCAATCATTAAAAGACTTTAGACCAAATTCTTGTATCATTTTTGATCTTTCTGTTTCTGTCATTGGTTTTAATTTAGCTGCTGGAGATATTCTTTTACTCAAAGCTTTATCAACTTGTTCAAATGTTGTAGCTAATTGTTTTTGTCCTGGCGTACCAGCTAAAGGCATACGACTGGTTAAGTTATAAACACCACGAACAAAAGGAGATGTGCTTGCTTGACCCAAAGAAAGATCAATGCCTTCTTTAGCTAATACTTCTGCTTGTTTTGAAGCCTCATCAGTAATTCCAATTTGTTGTTCTAAAAAACCTCTTGTTCTTTCTGGGTCTGGAGATTTTTTAATAGCTTCTTTTTTAGCTGATTTAAATCTATCAACAACTTTAGATACTACTGGTTTTAATGCTTTGCCAGCAATAGGAACTGTTGTTGTAAGCGCCGCATCTACTGCGCCTACTGTAACCGCATCTTTAACTCTTTCTCTTGCGCTAGGAGCTGGCATATCTGGAGCTAGTAAATCACCAAGAAAGTCTGCTGCTAATGATCCGCTGCCCGCGCCTATACCCGCGCCTGCGCCTGCTCCACCAATAATCCCTATTGGGCCTAATGGTATACCAGCCACACCGCCAGCTATTGCTCCTGCTGTACCGCCTAGAACCTCTAAAAAACCTTCTGCAATTTTAGGTAATCTACCTGGATAATCGTTTGCATCAATAATGCCAAGCTCTATGCCAATGTTTCTAGTTTTTGAATAATAGGTCTTTGCATCGATTTTTCCTTGTTGCAAAAGCCTATAACCATCAGATTTTATTTCGTTAAAAACCTGTTGTTTATTTTCCGCTTCTTTTAATTCTTTGTAAGTTTTAGCCATCGTTATTTGTATATAAAGAACTATATTTACCTTCAGAAACAATATCTACAGGTTTTAATGTTTCTTTTTTTTCTCCTATTAAAGATCCAATTGCTGAATCTAATTTTTGAGATAACAATAAACTTTTATTTAATTCTTCTCTATATTTTTCTTTGTTTGCATCAGAAACAGTTGTGCTTTTTAGACCTTGTTTAAGATTATTAATTCTAGCATCAACTTGATCTTTTATATTTATGTATTTTTCTCTCGCGTCTTTTTCAGAGGTTGCAGAGGTCATGGGTAAATTACCCTTAATATTTTCATAAATTAACACATTGGGTCTGCCAGTAAAATCAGCAGCTAAATTTGCTAAAATTTCTGTGTTCAAGCTATTTCTTGCTCTTACAGCTGCGCCAGTACCAGATCCAAGAGGATCAACATCGAAACCAAAAACTCTTGTAGCTTTACTTAAAGCTTCTTGCGCTGCATCAATTGGTCCAAATGCTTGGTCTAAATTTGCAAAAGTATCTAACACTTCAGTTTGTTGCACAGTTTTTTCAACATTTTCTTCTACATCTTGAATTATTTGCTGACCTGATAATCCCTCTCCATTTCTAAATTCAATAATGTCTTTTAAATCAAGCCCAGCAAGATTTAAATTTATTTCCTCGTCTGTGAATCCAGCGCCCCTTAACTGATCTATTTGTTGTTGAGACTCTAATAACTCTTGTTGTCTGTCTTGTTGTCTCAAGTAAGCCTGTTGTACTCCCTCTTTACCAAAAATATCATACATTCTTTGCAAACCAGGATCGCCTGCTGCAAATTGTTTTATTGCTTCTTGTTGTTTTTTTTGTTGTTCTTGAGCCTGTTGTTGCATTTGCATCTGTCTAACAGCCATACCTGCCGCTATTGGATCTTGTCCTTTCAAAGCACCGCCCAGTGAGTAAAGCATCATGGCTAACTTTTGATTTTTGGCATCTTTATCAGCAGATCCGACTGGTGGCATACCAATAGGTGATTGCATGGGTTGCATAGCACCTGGCTGACCACCGCTTTGATTAAAGGCTTTTAAAATATCTCCAAACGCCATTATAAAACTCCTACTTTGTTAAAAAATACATACTGCCTAATTGAGCAGCAGATCCTAAAATATCGCCTAAACCAGTTTTTTGTTTCATAGTGGTTGTTGGAGTTGTAACCCCTTGACCCGCAGCCAATAAACCAAACTGTTGAGGCCCATAAGCCAAAGCTCTTTGGAACTCTTCGTAAGGTGCTTGTAGACCCATTTGTTGTAATTGTTGTTGTTGTAAACCAATCTGACCAAGCTGTCCAAGCCTTGACATCTGCTCCGCGCCCACGCCCCCAAGCAGTCCTGCTTGTTGCTGTCTTGCGCGTAGCTCTAACTCTGGGGCAAACATTGCCATTTG